GCTGGATCATCATCACTAAAACCTGGAGTTCTACCAGTGTTATAATCACCCATGTACTAAGGCCCATTAAAATTGTACCTAGTAATCCAATTAAAACTGTGTTAGTTTTTCTTGTCATTTTTTTTCCTTTTAAAACGATTCGCGATCCAATCACAAATATCATCCATCTTCGCAAAAAAATTATACCAGAACCTATCTATCATTAAACTTGCTCTAATTCTTTGCAAGTAAATTGAGTTGCTACTTTGTTCTTATTAACAAACTCTTCTTCTTGTGTAATTATTACTTGTTTAGATATTTCTAGTGCAGCAATTGTACATTCTTTCCAAGAATCATACTCATCTTTAACTTGTATGTTTGGTAAGCATTGATCCTCTGTAAAAGAACATAAACGTATTGTTAATATAAATTTTATGTTGGGATTTTTTATTTTATTTTGTTCAGGGTATGCAGGCTCAGCAAATATAACCATTAAGGTCATTAAGAAAATAATAAGAGCGGTAAATTTGTAGTTCATATGGCATAAAGTCCTTTACTAAAAAAGTATAGCTCCAATCAAAAACGAAATAACAGCGATAACAATCTCTGTTCTGTTGTGTAACTGCCATACCATAAATTTATCTAAATATTTTTCAACCATTGATATCTCCCCAGTTTTTTCCAAACTCATAATCGACCTTGTTTGGTACTTCTAGTTTAACAGCATTCTCCATAATCTCAATGATTTTTTTAGCTTGAGTTTCATTTTCTATTGATATGTCAAGTTCATCATGTATCTGAATATGGGGTATTATACCTTCATTATGTAGGTCTAGCATAGCTTTTTTAGTCATGTCCGCTGCGGATCCCTGGATAAGTTTATTTAAAGCTTTATATGTATAAGCTCTTTTAATCCCCGGTCCATGTTCCTGGAGTGCATCTTCATGTGTCATTGCTTTATGCATACCGAATTGATTAGGTTCCCATAGATGGAATCTACATAACCTGCCAAGTAAAGTTCTAATCTGTCCCCGGTCCTGGGCTCTGTTAGAAGCCTTCTCCATCAACTGTTTAACGAACGGTACTTTTGCGTGATAAGTATTAAACAGTTCATTAGCTTTTTCTTTAGATACACCTAACTCTGCTTGCAGTTTAGTTTTTCCCATACCATAAAATAAACCTAAGTTAATCGTCTTAGCTTGTGTTCTCTTAATCTCAGCCATGTCGGCAACGGTTTGATGGAAATCTGAATTAGGATCATCGTTGTAAGCATCGACAACATCGTACACTGAAGGTAGTTTATATAAAGCTGCATAGTGAACAACCAATCTTGGTTCTTGTTGTGAGTAATCGAAACAACCCCATGTGTGATTTTCTTCTGGAAGAAATAATGATCTAATCTTTGGTCCAAGATCTTTATTCCTTGCTGGAATCTGTTGTAGGTTAGGATTCTGATAAGAGAATCTTCCAGTCACAGTTCCACCACCAGCATTTCTTAATTGATTTATCTCTGCATGAATCCTACCTTTATGTTCGTAACGTAAAATAGAATCAATAAAAGTTGTGTGTGCTTTATTAACTTCTCTAGCTTTTGCAATTAAATTTACTACAGGATGTTCATGTTCTTGTAGAAAATTCTTAGTAAAGCTAGGAGCATCAGTCTTTTCTGTTCTATCAAAAGGTATCTTTAAATTCTCAAAGACTTGTGCTATACTTCTTGCGGCCCAAATCTGTGGTCTAATATTCGTTTCCTTTTCTATTGCAGTTAGTATATCCTGTTCCTCTTTTATTAGAGTCTTTTTAAGTTTTTGCGCACCTTCTACATCAACTCTTACACCTTTAAATCTCATATCAACTAGACATGGAAATAAATCTGTCTCTAAATCAAAAATAGATTGTGTATCTTGTGATGTAATTTCTTTTTTCATCTCCTGCCATAAACCAAACGTAGCTTCTGCATCACGTTCAGCATAAGCACCAACATTTAATGATGGTAGTTTATACATCTCAGATTTTGGATCTATACCCCATTCAGCTGCGGCTTCACTTAGTCCAGCTTCACTTTTACCATAACCATTATACTTCCATGATAAACTATTAAGATCATATCTAAATCTATTTTCATCAGTCACAGCTGCGGCTATCATTGTATCAACGATTCTACCTTGAATCTTTAGTCCCAGTGCCCTGATCCAACATACATCGTACATTGCATTGTGAAATATTTTAGTAGAGGGTGAGTTTAAAAGATCTTGAAACCATTTTAAAACCATCTTTCGATCCATGTTGCCACCACCGTGGTGAGCTATAGGAAAGTAACCTTTATAGTTTGATGTAGCTACAGCTATCCCGATAACTTCTCCGTTACCAATGATTGCTCCCGAACCTTTTTTAATTAAGTCTGGATCTCTTGTCTCTAAGTCAATTGCAATTTCATCAACCTTGGTTAAGTCTGGTAGCTCTGTAGGTATAACCCATTCTGTCTGGGCCTTGAATATAGGTATTTTCATAATGTTAAATAACAAAGAATTAATAATATTGTAAACAGACCCATGTAGGCCGGTATATGATTATTTGGTTCCATAGTCCCTTTCAATTATCATTTCTATAAAATGTACTGCTTTCTCTAAGTCCTGTTTCTTTCCTTTATCTCTATGTCTTATTATATACTTTATAGCACATCCTTCTGGATATAGCAATTCGTTCTCAACTACAAACTTGCTTGGCTGTATTTTATATTTTCGATAGTGTGATCCACCAATTTGTTTATCATATGCTTTAGATGTCATAACCGTTTGCCTCCTTTTTAGCTGTCATTATATATAAGTTTTGTTTTGTACGAGTAACCCCGACATACCAAACTCTTTGTTCTTCATCGTACTTGTCTAGACTCTTGTCTATCGCTTCTCTTATCTTTTTAGTATTATCTAAAATAATTAAAACATTGTTTGCTTCACCACCTTTAGCTGCATGGATTGTAGATAGTCTAACTCTTGGGTCATCTTTTAATTTCTCTTCATTACGCATCATTTCTCTAATGTATAAACATTCTTCTGGGTCAGCTTTAAATACTTCGTACCAATAATCTGTAAAACTAAAACCAAACTCTTTTAAATCATACATACGTTCTTCTTTTAATTCTGTATCAATTTCTAAAAATTCTAAAACATCTTTACATTCTGATAAAGAAAGTAAATCACCATTGGTCCAACGTGTATAATTTTGTATTGATTTATAAAGTCTAGTTTTGTAACTTTTTCTATTTTTTAATTCAAAATAAATACCCATTTCTCTTAACTGTGGTACTAGATTTTTAATTCTATAATTAGTTCTGCCAAGTATCAACCAATCACCAAAATGTAATGGTATATCTTCTATTGCAGATACATATTGTACTATAGGAAGTAAGACATCTTCTCTCGGTTTCCAGTTTTTTTTAACTCTTCTATGATCTGGTATTCTATTTAAAATATTATTAGCTATTGCCTGCACCGCTCCCGGTACCCTGTATGATTGTGGCAGAACTATGTCTTTTGCAGGCTCACTTTGAAACCTTGTAACATCTGCACCGGCCCATCCATAAATTGCTTGATCATCATCACCGGCTAAGATAATATGTTTAGAGTTTTTCTTTAATATATCATACATTTTCCACTGTATTGGCGATAAATCCTGTGCTTCATCAATGAATACTACGTCATATTTCGGACACAATTTAGCCACATTAAATCTTTCAATCATATCTGTGTAATCTACCAGGCCGTAGGCTTCTTTATAGTTGTCTACTTCATCTTTTAAAATACCTAATAAATGCTTATCAATGTCCTCTGAATACATATCAGTATTATATTCTTCTTCGATGGTTAAACCTTTGATTCTAGCTGCATTAATTATATTAAAGTATTCACTATCGGAGTTTACAAAACCTGTGTTCTCTTCTCCACTTGAATAAACAGTAACTTCTATCCCTAGTTTTTTCCCGATATCTTCATAATGTTCATCTTGCATTACATTACTTTTCTTTAAACCAAGTTGAGTAAATGCAAATGAATGTAGAGTTCTAAAATATTTTAAATCTTTTTGAGAGTATTTTGGAAAAGCTTTTAACATTCTGTCAATAGACTCTTCTGCTGCCTTTGTTGTAAAAGCAAAGTAACCTATCTTATCTATTGGTGTACCAAACTTAACTAAAGTTTTTACATAGTTAATTAATCTAGTTGTTTTCCCTGTTCCCGGAGGCCCGTATATTTTTCTAGTACTCATTAATTTGATTTCTTTTCATAATCTTTATATTCATCTATTAGTGCTTGTGAAGGGTGATACACTTCAACATGACAATGACAATTAGGACAAGATAGATTGCTCACCATATCATACTCCTCATTATCTTCCGTATCGTGATCGCCTCCCCATATTAACTCAACTTGACA